GTACGAGACCGGCGCGACGATCTAGGAAGCGGCGCGGTATAATGCCCCCCGAGCAGGCGTAGATTGGCTCGGGGCTGGGCAGGCTTCGTGACATCCTGACGCGCGCTTTCACGCTGAAGACGCTGTCGGCGTCGAATGTCTTCATGCTCCAGGAGCCCGCCAGCTCCGGCGAGCGCGTCACCGAGGACAACTCGCTGGGGATCGTGGCGGTGCAGCGGGCGATCGGCATGATCGCCAACGACATCGGCCGCCTGCCGATCCACGCGGCGGTCCGCGAGGCCGACGGCGACCTGCTGCCGGTCGAGTCGGACGCCGTCGATCTGCTCTCCCGCGACCCCAACCGCTGGATGAGCGGCTTCGAGCTGCGGCGGACGATGACCTCGCAGGCGCTCCGCTACGGCAACGCCTTCTGCCACATCGTCCGCAACGGTCGCGGCGAGGTGCTCGAGCTGATCCCGCTCCTGCCGGGAGACGTGACCCTGCACGTCCGGCCGGCGGAGGTCTTCTACGAGCACGTCACGCTGGGCAGGCTGGAGCCCGACGAGCTGCTGCACGTCAAGGCGCCTGGGCTCGACGGGTTGTGGGGCGAATCACCCATCCGCCTCGCCCGCGAGGCGCTGGGGCTCATCCGAGCGATGGACCGGACCGCCGGCAAGCTTTACGCCCAAGCGGGCATCCCGAAGCTGGCGCTGGTGCATCCGGGCAACATCTCGCCCGCCGCGGTGCAGTCGATCCAGGACTCGTACCAAGCGAAGCACGCCGGCAGCGAGAACGCCGGCCGCCCGCTGGTGCTCGGCGAGGGGATGCGGATCGAGCGGCTGAACCAGTCGCTCGAGGACCAGATGTTCCAGCAGGCGCGGGAGTTCTCCGTGCAGGAGGTGTCGCGCTTGTTCGGAGTGCCGGTGGTGTACCTCAGCGAGCACAGCCGCAGCACGTTCGCGAGCATCGTGGAGCTCACGCGGACGTACTGGGACGGCTGCCTGGCTCACTGGACCGCGGCTTGGGGCGAGGAAGTCCGCCGCAAGCTGCTGGCGCCGGGGCAGGAGGTCCACTGGGACACGCGCGACCTGTTGAAAGGCTCGTTCAGCGACCAGGTGGCGTCGCTCCGCTCTGCTGTTGAAGCGGGGCTCCTCACACGAAATGAGGCCCGCCAGCGACTCGGTCTGCCGACGCTGCCCGGCCTGGACGAGCCCCTTACGCCAGCCAACACGCTCACGCAGGACCAGCAGCCGCCCGCGCAGGAGCCGCCAGATGAAGCTTGAGATCCGCCGCGGACTCAACGTGGTCGAGGCGACGGGGCGCCGGCTCGTCGGCTACGCGAGCGTCTTCGACCGACCGAGCCTGCCGCTCACCGACTCGCGCGGGCGGGCGTTCACCGAGTTCGTGAACCGCGGGGCATTCGCCGACAGCATCCAACGCGGCGGCACCTGGGCGCTCTGGAACCACGACGCGGGCGAGGTCCTCGCCCGCCACCCGGACACGCTTTCGCTCCGCGAGGATGAGGTCGGATTGAGGTTCGACTTCGAGCTGCCAGACACCAGCCGCGGCAACGACGTGCGCGAGCTGATGTCGCGGGGCGTGCTCGACGGGCAGATGTCGTTCGGCTTCCGCGTCCGCGAGGACCGCTGGGACCAGCGCGGCGACGAGCGGGTCCGCAACCTGATCGCGGTGGACCTCGTCGAGATCAGCGTGGTTCCCGAGGCCGCATATCCACAGACCAACAGCTCACTTCGCCACGGTGGCGGGGTGGCGTGGCACCGACGCCGGCTCGAGCTGGCAAGACGGAGTTTGACATGAGCACCACCAAGGAACTGCTCGAGCAGCGAGCGTCGCTGATCCTGCAGGCGCAGCAGCTGATCGACGGGAAGACGGAGGGGCGTGCCCTCACCAGCGAGGACGAGGCGAAGTTCGACAAGCTGATGCTCGACGCCGACGCGATCGAGCAGCAGATCGCCACGCGCAAGCGGCTCGAGTCGCTCGAGGCGGCGAAGAAGTCGCTCGAGGCGCCGGTCAGCCGCATCGCCCAGGCGGCGTACCGCGCGGCGAGCCACGCTCCCGACGAGTACCGAAGCGCGTTCTTCGGCTACATGCGGAGCGGCAACGACTCCGAGCTGCGTGCGCTCTCTACCGGCACCACCACGCCGTTCGGCGGCTACACCGTGCCGGAGACCACCGAGGCGCGGATCGTCGAGAAGCTCCGGCAGAACACGGTCGTGCGCCAGCTGGCGACGGTGCGTCAGACCCCGGATGACCGGAAGATCCCGCTCGAGGGCGACCTGCCGACCGCGTACCTCGTCTCCGAGGCCTCGCAGGTCACCGCGTCCGACCCGACGTTCGGTCAGAAGTCGGTCGATGCGTGGAAGTACGCCGTCCGCATCCAGGCGTCCCGCGAGCTCCTCGCGGACTCCGTCCTGAACCTTGAGTCCTATCTGGTGGACAAGGCGTCCCTCGCCATCGCCCGCCTGCAGGACGAGCACTTCTGGGATGGCGATGACTCCTCGAAGCCGCAGGGGGTCATCCAGGGCCTCACCGCCGCCGGCAACAAGGTGCAGCTCGCCAACAGCACCACGCAGACCACGAAGATCACCTCCGCCGACAGCGTGATCGACTGGATCTACAAGCTTCCGGTCGCGTACCGCCGCGGCGCGGTGATCCTCACCTCCGACGCGGTGGTGAAGGACATGCGCAAGATCAAGGACGCGAACAACAACTACATCTGGCTAGCGTCCGACGTGAACACCCTGCTGGCGGGCGGAGCGCCCGGCACCATCATGGGCGTGCCGTACTACATCTCCGAGTGGGTGGACACCATGGCCGCCAGCACCTACGCGGCGGTCTACGGCAACTTCGCCTACTACGAGATCTACGACCGCGGCGCGACCGAGGTCCTGGTCAACCCCTACATCCGTGCCGACTACTGGCAGGTCGAGATGATGGTCGTGAAGCGGACCGACGCGCTCCGCACCAACGACGATGCGTTCATGATGCTCCAGATGGCCGCGTCCTAAGTCTGCCCCCGGAAGGCGGGGCGCCCGCGAGCACGCCTGCCGCGGGCGCCCTGCTTCGGGGCGGGGATCACCATGCCGGTGGTATCACTAAGCACCTTCCGCGCGATGCTCCGCATCGACTTCGATGCGGACGATGCCATGCTCAGCTTCTACCTCGACGCCGCAGCGGCGTTCGTGGAGCGCCACACCAGGCGGAAGCTCAGCCTGGTCACGCGGACGGTCGTGGTCCATGAGGACTGGCCGGACTCGATCACGCTGCCGTTCCCGCCCTTCGTGAGCGTCACCGCCGTCACCTACAAGGACACCGCGGGCGCCACGCAGACGCTGTCGAGCTCCAAGTACCGGATCAACGAGTCGGGACCGCTCGCCCGCGTCGAGTTCTACGACGATCTGCCCGACCAGCACGCCGACGTGCCGAGGATCGCGGTGGCGCATACCTGCGGATACGCCGCGGGCGCCATCCCGCACGACCTCCAGCTGGCGGTCATGCGGATCGCCGGCACCTACTACATGAACCCAGAGGCGGTCGCCATGCTGACCTTGAACGAGGTCCCGTTCGGCGCCCGCGCGGTCATCAACAACTACGCGGTGCCGACCCTCTCGGCGGATGGGCTCGACGCATGAGCCTCATCAGCGGAGGTCAGCTGCGGCACCGAGTCACGGTCTTCACCGCCTCGACCGGCGTGGACTCGCTCGGCGAGCGGTCCACGACGCTGACGCGGGGTCCGACCATCTGGGCGGAGGTCCGGGCGATCGGGGCGACCGAGACCACCTACGGCGACGGCGCCGCGATGCGGACGCAGTACCAGGTCCGCACGCGATGGCGTTCCGGCGTCAACGCGGGCGTGGCGGCGACGAGCGTGCTGGACTACCGCGGCGACCGGCTGCAGGTGCTCGGCTACGTCCGCGAGCGCGAGGAGGAGGACGTGATGCTCATCGACGCGGTGAGGGTCGCATGAGCCTTGAGGCGGCGACCTTCTCGATCCTGGCGGCGTCGGCGTCGGTGGACGCGATCGCGGGCGACCGCATCAGCCCCCACCAGCGGCTGCAGTCCACGGCGCTGCCGGCGGTCACCTACCGCGTCGAGCAGATCGAGCCCGTCCGCGATCTCGCGGGGACCGCTGGTCTCTACCGAGGCAACCTGACGGTATCGGCGATCGCCGAGACGTATGCCGCCGCGAAGAACCTCGGCAACGCGATCCGAAGCGCGGTCTCCGCGGCGACCGGCTCGCATGGCGGAATCACCATCAGGGCCGCCCGCCACTCGCTCGAGGTCTCCGTGGAGGCAGGCATCGGCGAGGGCGAGGAGGACCTGCCCTACCAGATCGACCACCAGTTCATCGTCCACTACACGGAGTAAGTCATGCCAGCCGGATCGGCAAACACCGCGAAGTTCTATTGGGGCGCGACCATCAACGCGGGCGCGTTGGTGGGCGACCTCGTCGGGATCAACGACTTCACGATCGACGCCACGCAGATCGACGTGAGCACGATCGGCGCGAACGCCTACCGCGAGTTCGTCGGAGGCAAGTACCAGGCGACCTTCACCGTGGAGGTCTTCTGGAACCAGTCCGCGCACGGCTCGCTGATGTCCGACCTGCTCGCCCGCACGTCGCGCAACTTCGAGCTCGACTTCCAGAACGGACAAGTAACTGGATCGGCGATCCCCACCAGCGCGGCGATCACCGCCACGCAGGATGACGCGGTCCGCGCCACGCTGTCCTTCCAGGTCACCGGCGCCCTCACCATCGCCGCCACCAGCTCTGGTCCCTGATGCTCAGGCAAAGCCTTCTCTCTTCCCGCGCGCCACGTCCGCTCGATCTGCCAGGCATCGGGCGGGCGTGGCTGCGCGTTCCCACCGCGCTCGACGCCGTGGAGTCCGACGGCAAGGGCGTCGGCTGGTACCTCGTCCGATTCATCTGCAACGAGGACTGCTCTCCGGTGTTCCGCGAGGACGAGCAGGCGGATGCTCTCAGGATGCCCGGCTGGGCGGCGACGAGGGTGGTGGAGGAGGTGGGCAAGCTCATGCAGGCCCCTCATGACTCCGGCGAGGCGGCTGCTGCACCGCCTCGCCTCGAGACTCGGCATGACGGTGGAGGAGATCCAGGCGATGCGTGCTGACGAGCTCGCGTCGTGGATCGAGCTCGAGGCGCCGGCGGCGCCCAAGCCGCCCGCCCGCATCGAGGACCTGTTCGCGGTGATGAGGACCAGGACTCGGACGAGACGCAGATGATTGCCCTGAGCCTAGAGATCGACACCAACAGCCTGGACAAGCGCTTCATGCGCCTGCCGGTCGAGGTGCGCCAGAAGGTCGCCAGGCGCGCGATCCGCTCGGCACTGAACCAAGGCGTGAAGGTGGCGCAGGCGACCTACCCGCGGTCCAGGCGCCTGGGCTTCCACCTGCAGGATCACTTCTTCGCCAAGATCAAGGACTACAAGTTCGCGGTGTGGGGCGCCATGGGCGTCCGCGTCTCAGGGGGCTCGCGTCAGACGGCGTTGCCTGGGTGGCGCTTCCACTTCACCGAGCGGGATCGCCGCAGCCGTGCCGGAGTCGGTAGGGGAAGCCGTCTCAGGCTCCGCGAGAGGTCCGATGGCGGCATCCGCGAGGGCGGCGTGACGGCTGGTCGCGTGATCCGAGGGGAGCACCGCCTGCCCGGCATCTTCCTCAAGGTCGGCTCCAAGGTGATGCCGGAGATGCGTCGCCTCGTTGCGAGGGTGCTCGCATGAGCCGCGCCACCAGGCTGAACGTGGCGGTGACCGCGAACACCGCTCAGTTCGAGAGGCAGATGGCGAAGACACGCGCCAAGCTCGCCCAGCTCCGCAAGGAGGCTGGCACCGGGCTCACGCCCATGGCCAGCGTGGCCGGCATGGGTGGTGCCGGCGGCGCCCTGCTCGCCGGTCTCGGCAAGGGTTCGCCGATCATCGCGGCCATCGGCGGGCTCACGATGGCGTTGCAGGCGGCAGAGACGCAGGAAGAGACTGGCAGGAAGAACATCGAGGAGATGGCGCTCCTTGCGTTGGACCCGCTCAGGCAGCAGCAGGCGCTCAAGGGCGCCCAGTTCCTGAAGGGCGAGGAAGGCAAGGCGGGCGACATCGCCGCTACCCAGGCGGCGTTCACCCGGATGGACCGCCAGCAGCGTCGTGAGCTCGAGTCGCTCGGAGTCACCGACGCCCAGCTGAACGAGCTCAACACCTCGAGCATCGCTGAGTTCGTCGAGAGCCTGGTGGAGATCAGCCGCGGCATGAGCCAGACCCAGAGGCTCGCCGTGGGCGAGGCGCTCGGCGGCACGGCGGGGGAGATGTTCATGCGGGCGGGATCGGTCGATCCAAGCGTGCTCCCGGACATCAGCCAGTCCATCTCGGCGATCAGCCCCGACTCGATCGCCCGCGCCATGGCGGTCGAGCAGGGGCGGCAGGAGACGGCCCTCAACGACACGATGGACCCCGGCTTCTGGGCAAGCCTCTGGAACGAGGTCACCGCGATCGGTCAGACGCAGGCCAACCAGCTCCTGACCGACATCCGTGACACGCTGTCCCGCAGGATGCAGGAGGGGAGCATCTGATGCCCACCACCGTCCGAGTCAAGAAGGTCGGCTTCTCCTACGACCGCGGGCTGCCGCCGGCAGGCAGCTCTCTCGAGTACGTCTTCAAGGTGTGGATCGACGACGGCGCCTCGCCGCCCGTCATCCAGTCGTGGACGCCGTTCGAGCAGGAGTTTCTCCTGTATGACGAGGGCATCCCACGCCCAGGCACAACGGTCGCAGACTGGGACGCAACCCTCGCCGGGACATGGGCCGAGAGCTGGCGGTGGCGTTCGCTGAAGTGGCGGCACCTGACGGAAGGTCGAGACCTGTACGAGTGCCGCGCGATCGCCACGACCCGTGGCGTGGTTTGCCCGGAGCCGAACGTGCTCCGCTCGGACCAGACGCGGCTGCGCAGGACCGAGATGTACCGGAACATCTCGCCGGCGAACGACGCCGCCGCGGGCGCCTCGCTCGCCGCATCGAGCTACGTTGACAAGAACGGGTTCCCTCGGCAGTACGACGTGCCGCAGGTGGTCATCACCATCCAGTTCCTCTGGGACACGTCCGACCCGGACTACGGCTACCCGGACCTGACCGTCTGGTCTCCGCACACGAACAAGCGGAACAGCTCCGCGTTCCTCGGATTCGCCACGGGCAGCGTGGTCTTCGAGGGCGTCGAGGTGGTGCCCGAGGACCATGAGTACGTCAGGCTCACGATGACCTTCGTCTGGGATGCCTGGTTTCACATGGAGCAGCAGCCGGAGCTTGAGTACGACCAGAAGCCGATCCTGAACGCCACGGACAACGCCGAGACGGTGAAGTGGTTCCAGCCGTACTCCACGACGTACGCCCTAGGGAACTTCTTCGAGCCATACGAGCTCGAGTACCTCACGAACGGATGGCAGGCCTTCGAGACCAACGACTTGGAATGCCCCAACCTGGTCAAGAGCGGCGCCATGCCCGGAGCGACACGCAAGCCCCTGGAGGGGAACGACCTGCTGTTCCCGCCGGAGGAGTAGCCATGAAGGTCTACCGCACTGGCCTTGGCAGCATGAGCGGGCGCGAGCTCACGATGATCGCGCGGAGCGCCCGCGAGGCGCGTCATGACCATCACAAGCTGCGCCGGGTCGCATCGACCTACATCGAGGTCGGGGATCGACGCCCGTGGGTGCTGGCAAGAATCACCGGCTCCAACGCGATCACCGGTCAGACCAACCGGTGGACGTACACCTGGGAGGAGGTCGAGCTGTCAACGACCGGATACTCGACCAAGACGGGCGGTCGAACCTCCACCAACGAGACGAGCGCCCTGAACCTATGCGAGCTCGTCAACGACGGCAGCGCCACCGAGGGACCTGGCTGGAACCTCGCCACGGCGCCCGCCGGCTTCTCGATCCAACCCATCGCGCAGTGCTGCGTCCAGATGTGGTGCACGCGCGACACCTCCGCGGACATCCGCTGGTTCTTCCAGATGGCCAACGTCCTCGACGGCACCTGCACATGAGCTTCCCACTCCAGCACAACCTCAGCTACTACCGCGGGCGCACCGACGTGGCGTCGATCGTCTGGCAGGATTCCAACGGCGCCGCCGTGAACCTCGCCGGATACGCCATCGCCGTGAACGTGCGCAACGCCGCCGGCACGGTCATCGCCAGCACCTCGAGCGGCATCACCGCGACCGTGACCGCGGCGACCGGCACGATCGTCCTGACCATCTCCGACCAGGTCGGGCAGGCGCTCGCGGAGGGGACCCACCGTTGGGACGTGTGGGCGGTGAGCTCCGGCGGCATCGACTACCCGCTCATCTACGGCGACTTCGTGGTCATCAAGGATCAACGCAATGCCTGACCAGCTCATCGTCTCGGCACCAGGACCGCAGGGACCGACCGGCGCGGGCGGCGCGGGCGGCGTCACCGATGGCGACAAGGGAGACATCACCGTCTCCGGTTCCGGGCTCACCTGGACCATCGACGCGGGCGTGGTCGGGACCAGCAAGCTCGGAGGCGACATCACGACCGCCGGCAAGGCGCTCCTCGACGATGCGGACGCCTCCGCCCAGCGCACCACGCTCGGACTCGGGACCGCCGCGACGAGCGCCACCGGCGACTTCGCGGCGGCGAGCCACACGCACGCCGCGAGCGCCATCACCGGCATCACCGGACCCGTCCTGATCGGTCGCCAGGCCGCCACCAGCGGCGCCGCCGAGCAGATCACGCTCGGCTCCGGCCTGACGATCAACGGAAGCAAGCAGCTCGACCTAGCGAACGCCCTCGCGGCGCAGTCGATCACTCTGACCGCCGGCACCGGCCTCACCGGCGGCGGCGACCTGAGCGCCAACCGCACATTCGCCGTCGCCTACGGCACCAGCTCCACCACGGCGTGCGTCGGCAACGACGCGCGGCTCAGCGACACGCGGACTCCGACCGACGCGAGCGTGACCACCGCGA